GCGGTCAGTCTCGAGATTCGTGCGCGACTTGGGAAGATGCAGGCGAGTGAGGCCAATCTTCTCTTGGTGCAGCGCAAGTATCTCGAGATTTGTCGCAAACACGGAGTGCGGACGAGTGATGTTATCGCTCATCAGCAGTTCGTGATGAATACCGTCTTCACCGAGGACGTCCTCGAGCACGTAGCCACTGTCCGCACACGGATGCCGAAGTGGCTCAAGTGGGCAACGGACACGAGACCTGTCTCGAGTTCGGGGCCTGTTGTTTGCTGAGGACGCCCGGTGAGGGTGTACGGAAACAACACACAGCTGTCCAGCGCCCTTAGGGCTCAGAGGATAGCTCAGTGTGTTGGATCGTTGTGCGTACGCCGTAACGGGCTGTCCAACAAGCTCCGCTGCTTCACTGTTGCAACGGGGCTTGGTCCAGATCACAACCTGGGAGTGTATAACAACAGTGTGGACACCATAGAACGCGCCTTTACAGAACGGTACTTTCTCTGTAAAGATGGGGAAGGCTTCAGGCCCGCGTTCAAGGTTGGTCCCTCAGCTTTCACGACGCCGGAGTTTAGCGAATTCCGTGCGAGTGTCTGTAGTGCCATGCCAAATTTGCCCGTGTTATCCAGTCAGGAGGTGGTTGACTCGTATCACGGCCCGAAACGGCGTGTCTATCAAGCGGCTTATGAGTCGCTGCTACAGGATGCGATTAGCGAGACAGATTCATTTTTGTCAGCGTTTGTGAAGTTTGAGAAACAGGACGTTTGCAAGGCACCTCGGGTCATCAATCCCCGTAGTGCCCGGTACAACCTGCGCCTCGGTAAGTTCTTGAAACATGCCGAACACCGGTTCTTCAAGGCAATCAACAAGGCTTTTGGAGGGCACACACCAGCGACGGTGATTAAAGGCTACAATGCCGACCAATCAGCTGACATCCTGCGACGGAAGTGGGACCGCTTTTGGGATCCTGTCGCTATCGGTTTGGATGCATCCAAATTCGACATGCACGTCAGTGTAATGGCTCTCAAGTATGAACACTCATTCTACTTGTCTTTGTTTCCCAGGAACGAAGAGTTGCGCAAGCTGCTGCGGTGGCAACTGCGTAACAGGGGCACTGCTCGCGC